ATTAGTAGCTGGTATTCCTTTTATCATTGATGCGCTTATACAAGCTTATTCCGCAGGAACTTTCACAGGAAAAACAGGATTGCAATTAGTTGCAGCGATTGGTGTAGTATTATTAGGATTGTACAGTAAAGATCACGATGTTAAAGGGCTTTAGTTTGCTTGTAGCAGTTCTCTTATTAGGGAGCTGTTACACTCAATTTAGGGCGGTAAAACAAGTTAACAAGGCATTGGCCCACTATCCTAAAATAGTGGCTAAAATCGCCTTAGATTCATTCCCTTGCGATCTGATACGAATTGATACGGTAATATCCGTAAGAGATACGAGTGTGGAATGTATCCCAATTGAAAACTTTACAACCCTGTCACAAATTGATACTATTATTGTGACAAAAAAACTTTTTGTAAAGCTGCCTATTAGGACTACTTACATAACACGAATAGTAGAATCAACTGCTAAATTAGTAATAATGAAAGCAAGTTTAGATTCAGCTCAAAATGCAATTCGCAAATTGCAAATAAACAATCAAAGTTTAACTGAAAAAGTAGGTAGAAAAAATAAAGCTATTTATTGGTTAATTGCTTTCTTAGTAGGGATATCAATACCTTACTTATTTCGGGTTGTGCGATACATCACTTTATATTAATGAAATCAACAGAGCAGGCATACCGGTTGATTAAGTTATTTGAAGGCTGCAAGCTCGCAGCTTACCGGTGCCCTGCTAATGTGGTAACAATTGGATGGGGTAGCACCCTAGATGCATTGGGTAAGCCCATAAAGATGGGAGCTAAGATCACCCAGGATCAGGCAGATGCATTGCTGCAAATGGAGGTGGATGCTAAGGCAGTGAAGGTAAATTTATTAATTAGCGCAGTTAATCAGAATATGTTTGATGCCCTAGTTTCATTCAGTTTTAACTGTGGGTTAGGGGCATTAAGAGGCAGCACATTACTTAAAAAAGTAAAGATCAATCCTTATGATCCATTAATTCATAATGAGTTTATGAAGTGGGATAAGGTAGCAGGCAAGCCATTGAAAGGATTAACGATCAGAAGGGAAGCAGAATCTAAACTATATTTCACCACATAAACTATCTATGACTAAATCAGCTATTGCAAAACAATATCGAAGTCAATACGGATCTCAAAAACCTACACTAGCAATAGCTAGGATAATGTACAAGGATAATAATTTACTATTTAAGGATGTGGAGGAGGCAAGGTCAACCCTAAGATACATTGAGGGCAAGGGCGGAGCTAAAAATAAAAAGAAGGTAATGGGTAGCACTTATGTACTAGAGCAAGAAAGACCACGCAACCCATACAATTTACCAATAAGCGAGGAGGCTACCAATCCGCCTTGCGTCATAACAGGCCACAAGAAACTGGGCATACTGTCAGACATACACGTTCCTTACCATTCCATTGATGCGCTTACCCTGGCGATTAAATACCTTAAAGATGAGAAGATAGATGGACTTATACTGAATGGTGATACCATTGACTGCCATAAGTTGAGCAGGTATACCAAGAACCCAAAGAAAAGGAATTTTGCCCTGGAGCTGGACACTTTTAGAGCATTATTTGAAGTACTTAAAAAGGAGCTTAATTGTAAGATCTATTTTAAGTTAGGTAATCATGAGATAAGGTATCAAAACTTTTTGTATGAGAAGGCAGGGGAGTTGATCGGGATTGAGGAGTTTGACTTTGAGAATATCATCAAAGCTAGGGCCGAAGGTATCCAGGTTATTGGTGATAAGACAATGATGAAGATCAATTCACTCAATGGCATTCATGGCCATGAGTATTTTGGCATTACATCACCAGTTAACATTGCTAGAGGACTATATCAGAAGGGCAAGGTAGATGCCTTCCAGGGACACAACCATCAAACAAGTACCCACTCAGAGCCGGATATGAATGGCAATGTGACCACTACCTACTCCATCGGATGCCTCAGTGAACTATGCCCGGATTACATGCCCTACAACCGGTGGAATCATGGCTGTGCATTGGTAGAACTGGATAGCAATGGAATAGATTACGAGTTTCATAATAAACGAATTTATAAAGGTAAAGTGTTATGAATGGATCCATCTTGATACCTGAAAAGTTTAAGCTCAAAGGTGAGCTGATTCATGTAGTGATTGACAATGAATACTGCAATGAGGATGAGATATATGGGGAGGCTGACTTCACTTTAGCACTGATCACTCTTTGCAACCGGTATAAGGGCAAAGCTCTAAAAAAGTCATTAAAGGAGAAAACATTCTTTCATGAATTGGTCCATATGATCCTAGATGCAATGGGCCAGGATGAACTTAATAAAGATGAGGATTTTGTTGATGCGTTCGCAGATTTATGGTATGAATTTGAAAAGTCGAAAGTTTAGTTTGGTTTCATAGTTTTTGGTTCCCCTTGCATGTCTATGCGAGGGGTTTTTCTTTGTACCTGTAGTTGCAAATGTAGGTGCATACATATTTTAGATACTGAAAGCCTTTGCAGTATTGACTTTCAAAATATAAAATTAATCCTAACGCGGTCACTTTGCTTGAAAAATTAAACCCACTTAAATGTGGGTTTTTTTATGATTATCAGTGAGTTACGTATAAACCACCTCCCCAAATAGCCTTGCAGTTTATCAAATTAGTTGTATATTGTGAGTGCAATTGTAAGTGCAACTTTTATAATTCACTAAAACTGTAGGTGCATTTTTAAACTATGATACAATATACCATTTCACCGAAGCTGTATACCATTCGGCCAGACAAGTATTTAAAATGTCAATTACGCATCCGCGTTACTATTAACCGAATCCAAACTTTCTATCCCACAGGAATTAAATTACTACCAGAGCAATGGGATGGGATTGAAATAATCAACCATCCTCAAAAAATATTACTCAACAAAGAGCTGCGTAGGGTAATGACAGAAACTGAAAACAAAATAGTATCAGATTCTACATTAAATGATAATCAAAAAAAGATAATAAAAGCCGGTAACCCATTTTTTTATGAGTATGCTTTAAAAAAGATTGATGATGCAAAGGGAGTGCATAAGCCAGCTACTATCCGAAAGGATACCGCCATACTTGAAAAGTTTAATGAGTTTAAGAAAATTAAAGTAAAAGAAATTAATGCAGAAGTACTAAGGCAATTTGAAAAGTATTGCAGAGGAAAAGGTAATAGTGCCAATACAATTTGGGGAGCGACTAAGTATATCAGAACTGTCCTCAATCATGCTAAAGAAGATGGTATTATTTCAATTAATCCAGCTACTGGATTTAAGGGAGCTAAATACCTTAACCCTATGCGGACCGTATTAAGTGCAGATGAATTGAAGCTACTGGAGGGATATGCCGATAACTTAGAAAATAATAAAACTATGCGAAGTGTTGCAGCATGGTTTTTATTTTCCTGTTACACTGGACTAAGGCTAGGAGATTTAAAGAACTTTAAAGGATTTGTGAATGGCAAAGTGCAGCTTCAAACTGAAAAGACTGGGGAGATAGTTAGTATTGTGGCTACTAAACAAATTATTAGAGCCAAGGGAAGGTTAACCGAGAAGATGATCAATGAAAACAATGTCAATGCGTATATTAAAATAATAGCAACTGAATTAAATATTGATAAGAAATTACACCTACACCTTGCCAGGCATACGTTTGCTGTCGAATATTTGAATAGGGGAGGTGATATCTATAATTTAAGCAAGTTATTAGGACATTCAAGCCTTAAAACTACTTCGATATATGCCAAGCTAAGTTCACAAAGATTAGATGAGGACATGACAAAAGTTTGGGCGGAGGACTAGATCTTCCCCAGTTCAATGCCCACAGCTTGAACAGCCTCTTTAAGCTGCTGCATAGCAGAGGATTTTTTGCCCCGATTCATTAATGTGCAGCTACTATCCACAAAGTAATTTGCATCGAGTTTAAACAGCTTACAAGCTGCCTGGATATGCTCCAGCCTAAAGGACTGTAATCCTGTCTTTATCTGTGTTAAATTATTAGCACTACTGAATCCGATTGCCTTCATGAATGCTGTCTTTGTATTGATGTCTTTGATATTATTAGCGATGACATACTTCATCACCAGCAGCATCCGTTCATCCCACAGAGGTAATTTCTTTTTCATTTGTCATTAAAATTAACTATATTCATTATTGAAGGGAAACTGGAAATTTCAAATACATACTAAAATCCAAAGTTTAATTTAACGCATAGGTGCGTGATAGATTTGGCGTGCATGGCATTTCCAGTGCCTCCCTTCCTTATTTATTCACGTATCTATTTTTGCTACTATGAAATGCTTGGTTTGCCCGCTTTCTGCTGCTTGTTTGATTCGGTTATATCCGGAGGCGCACCGATTAGATACTTGTTTAATTTATCCAAACCTTCCTGCTTTGTCGGCCATAACTCTGGAACTCCTTTCTCAGCAATTCGATGAAGTACCTTCTCAGCTAGGTTCTGATGGCTATTTTGACCATTTGAATTAATCGAATTTTTCAGCATTATTGTAAGCTCCATATTCACCTGGGCTAGTTTCGAATTAGCGATCGCTAGCTCATTGGTAGTAGAAGCACTAAGTTTATTGGCTTCCGCAGTAGCCTTGTTTGCACTCGCTACATCCTTGTGGGCATCTATTAAATTGTTATTATGATTTATCAGGCTTTGCAGGTCAGATGCTGTTTTGGGCATTGCATTATTTTTATTAACTCCTATTTTAAACTCTTTTTCGACTGCCGCAAGTAGCCTTGGAGTAACTTTCCCACTGCTCAGGTTTTGAGTAATAGTCTGCGCCTTATATCCACACCTTAAGGATATATCCTCCTGAGTTAAATTCTCATCGCTCATTATTGATTTAATCAATAATTCTAACTTTTGCTTATTATTCAAATGGTTATTGTTTAATTCTTTAGATATTTTCGAAATATTGATAAAATCAATAAATATATTTGATTATATTGATTTAATCAATATACCTTTATATCCACAAACAAACGCAGTCGACCGCGCAAATACACAAACAAAATTAATCAAAAAATGGAAACAAAAGTAAAAACCCGCAAAAGTAGAGCAAAGCACACTATGTCTGCAATGCTACCGGTGAAACAGTGGCTCACTATCCAGGAGGCTTGCTCTTACATGGATATGTCAATCAATCATTTATCTGATTTGATGGCTCAGAACAACTTCACAATCTCGGTAATTAATAAACGAAGGTACTATAAGATTTCAGAATTAAAAAATCTCATAGAATCAAACATCATCATCCGTCAAACTGCTTAACTATGAAAATAGAATTTGAAATACCAACGGCCATAGAGTTCATCGATGTTGAATTAGAGGGGTATCCCCATTCGATAGATGATAGCTTCTCCCATGAATTCGGAGTAATTAGCTTCGAGCCTCGCATCGTACTAGATGAAGATCCAATATGGGATTACAAGCAATATACCCAGCAGCAAAATAATATTATCGCTGCCTACATCTCTAAGAAGTACGAAGAAATAGAAACCATATTCATAACCAAGTTCAATCAATCATTATGCGATTAGTCTTCGACACAATTTTTTTTATCATCATCTGCTTGCTTATTTGCTTCGCAGATTCAATCTTCAATTAAAATGAAAATTCAACTAAAAACAGAAACAGTAAGGGAGGTGGAATTTGAATTTCCTTCTTTCTACCAGGCTGAATGGTATGGTAAAAGTAATAATGTCTATTATGCCATGTATTCACCGGATAAATGTGTAACACTTTTTTGGGATGGAGCATACACCAACAATAAAGCTGATGTTATAATTCCCAGCCTCGAAAGGTACGATGCCACTCCTATTACACGCGAACAGTTCCGCACCGCATTAACTCTGTCTTGTAATTCTATCATCCAACAAACCTACTGAAATGTTCATCACCTACACTGTGCTATCAACCATCTGCATGATCTGCTTAATTGACCTGTACGGTCAATTTAAGAAGTACGAAAGATTAAACAACTGGCGAGAGCGAAGGGAACAAAAAGCCCAAGCCTTAAAAAACCTAAAGAAATGAAACTAAAAATTAGCAAAACAGTCTACCCACCTAAGCAGCCTCCAATTTGGGAATGGATGAAGGAATTAAAAGTTAGTACAAGAATGGAAGTAAAATCCCATACGAATAACGCTGATAATATGAATCGGTGTTATGACTGGAAAAAAATTAGTGCATAACCAAAAAATCAAACTAAAATGAAACTTCAAAAAGCAACTCGCAAAAAAGTTAAACTCCGCCTGGGCTTAAGTGCCGTATCGGGTGGAGGAAAGACCTACTCTGCATTACTACTAGCCAAGGGCCTAGTGGGTGATCTAGATAAGGTAGCAGTGATTGACACCGAGAATGGATCCGCTTCACTGTATGCACACTTAGGTGAGTTCAGTACCATTGAGCTGAGCGCACCCTACACACCGGAGCGGTACATAGAAGCTATCCAAGCATGTGAGCAGGCAGGTATTGAGTGCATCATCATTGACTCCATTACCCATGAGTGGGATGGCAAAGGTGGGGTCATTGATATCAGCAATTCAATGACCGGCAATTCCTTTACTAACTGGGCAAAACTAACACCTAGGCACCAGGCATTCATCGATGCGATCCTGCAATCACCTTGTCACATCATTACTACCGTAAGACGGAAGCAAGACTACGAGATGACAAAGGATTCAAGTGGTAAGACTAAGGTAGAGAAGGCAGGGCTTAAAGAGGTCACTAGGGAAGGGTTTGAGTATGAGCTTACAGTAAACTTTAATCTTGATGAGAAGCACAACTGTACAGCCTCCAAGGACCGAACAGGCTTATTTATGGACAAACCTCAATTCACCATCACTGAAGCCACTGGGCAAACAATAATGGAATGGTGCGAGAGTGGGGTAGATAGTAGGGTGATCATTAATAATGCAGTAGCATCTATTAATAAGGCTACCACTGTCGAGGAGCTTAAGCTGATAAAAACAATGCAACCCGATTACATCATCCGCGATGCATCCTTCATTGATGCAGCAACAAGAAAATATCATTTAATCATGGCTGAGAGTTCAGCCGCCTAAACCCTACCCAACATGGAAAAATTATCCACCACCGGAGTACTCAACATGTTTGAAACCTCCAAGTCAGAAAGGACAATATTTGTCCACGATGTAATCGAGAACATAGAATCGGGCAATGCTGATGCCATCAAGGTACACCTCCAAGTGAAGTGTATGGAGAGCATCTGTAAGGACCTTACAGCACATCCGATCTATAAGAGTTACTTGCTCGATGCAGCGGAAAAGAACGGTAAGAAGTTTACCTCTTATAATGCTGAATTTTCAATTAGGGAAACAGGGGTAAAGTATGAGTATGATAAGTGTAATGATGATGTACTCGATGATCTATTGAAGGACCAGGCGATGGTTGATGGCAATGTAAAGGCAAGGCAGAAGTTTCTGCAAAACCTGCCCGACATTGGAATGGACATCGTTACTGCACATGGTGAAATGAAACATATCTATCCACCGGCTAAGAGCAGCACCACCTCTGTAGCTGTAATACTGCAATAATGAGTGATATAAGCAACATCCTGCTATATGCAGCCGCATTATACCAGGTGAAAGAACCAAAAGTGTATAGCATCGAAGCCAAAACATTAATGGCTTTAATGCTTACCCACCTGGTAAGATTAGTTAACCTTATTGAATCATCCACTGAAAAACTACCACCCGATGGCATGTCAGACTTCGATTACCTTAACACCTTACCAGGAGCAATTTGTGAGGACCAATTACACAACCATGAAACGGACCACGATGTGCCAAAAGTTAGGGCTATCCAAAGGCAAGCTTGATGGGAATCTTCATGTGATGAGGCTCCGGTTAAAGCAACCCACTCGCCCCAGGTTATCCAATCCAATTACCACGCAGGAAGGCTTTTTTGATGTGGATACGTACTATCAAATTAATATAATATGAAATTCTTCACGAAAAAAGAAGATCAGTACCTGCGCGATAATTACCTGACTACTCCAGCCTGTGCCATGAGCCGGGTGCTTGGAAGATGCAAGTCATCGGCTAGGCAAAGATTGAATGTATTAGGTCTTATCGTGCCCAGGGAATCGGTGGAGGAATTTAAAAAGTACAGCCACTTTAAAAAAGGAGTACCGGCATCAAATAAAGGACTGAAACAATCGCAGTACATGAGTACAGCAGCGATTGAGAAGGTAAGTCATACCTGGTTTAAAGTAGGCAAGAATCCTCACAACACTAAAAGCGATGGGGAGATCACTATGAGGCTAGACAAGACTAAAAAACGCTATCAGTTTATTAGAGTAAGCGAAGCCAACTGGATCCCACTACACCGCCATAATTGGATGCAAGTTCATGGAGCAATACCAAAAGCACTAAAGTTAGCATTCAAGGATGGTGATACGCTGAACTGCTCCATCGATAACCTGGAGCTGGTGACAGCCGCAGAATTAATGAAGCGCAATTCCTTCCACAACTACCCTAAACCACTGGCATTAATGGTGCAACTAAGGGGTGCACTGAATAGACAAATTAATAAACAATCAAAAACTATTAATCAATGAAAAACAACATTAACGATCTGCGTAACCATATGTTCGCAGCTATGGAACTAATTAATGATGATACCCTTACAGCCGACCAGCTAAAGGTTGCCATCGACAAAGCCAGGGCATTGAGCGACTTAGGTAAGGTAGTGGTAGAATCTGCCAAGACTGAGATTTTGTACGCTAAGATGACCAATAACAGCAAGGCATATCCTACTAGGTTTTTACAAATGGATGAGGAGCCAGTACTTCAAATTGAGCGACCAGCCGCAGTATACACTAATCCCCCCTATAATAGTTAAGCCATGATGATGCAATTAAAACACCCCGAGTTCGGCATCTGCGCCCAGGAGATGATCGGATATAAGACTATTGGGTCGATTACATACCAATGGTGTATGAAGTACGGGAATAAGTTCTATGAATGCGACTTAATAATAACATCCTATTGCGGGGATGAAGCGTCATTCTCCCGCCCTATTGCAAACTCCACCAATCCCCCATACAATAGTTAATGAACTACTATACTATACCCGGCATTAAAAGACCCGGCACAATAGGTGAAGACCACATTATTAATGCAGTTTGCTTTGTTTGTAACACCACATTTGAAGCACTCAAAAAGCGCAACCGCAAACGTGAATTGGTAATGGCTAGGCAGTTTATTTACTACTTCTTACGGAAGCGAACAGCACTGTCGCTCAAATCAATCGGAGAAATATTCGGGCAGGACCATACTACTGTTATTCATTCAGTAGATACGATCACCAATTTACTTTGCACCGAAGATCCAGCAGTGATGGAAGGGCTTCGGTTAATTAAAGCGCAGATAAATTAAAATAAAGTATTTTACATTATTACAAAGATATTAATTTCACCCACCACAAAAGCATCCCGGCTCTGCTAAATCCGATACAACTATGGCTATATTCAAATTAAAGATTAACCTTTCAAAATTGGACAAAACAAAGCTATTCAATGCTGACTCAGGTGCTATCTACCTAGATGCAACCCTGCTCACAAAGGAGGAGGATGATCAGTATGATAATTGTGGAATGATCGTACAAGATGTAAGCAAGGCAGATCGAGAGGCAGGAGTAAAGGGAGCGATACTGGGCAATGCTAAGTTATTTAAAGTAGCTGCTTCTGCACCTGGACAACTAGATACGGTTGCAGTACCCGACCTTGGCGGCTTGCCATTTTAGAATTATTAGGGGGTGAAATTCCCCCTTTGCTTTAATTATCCACCTCTTAACTACTAAAATGATTGCAGTCTATACTACCAAAAAGTACACCCAAGAATGGAAAAACCGATACCAAGCATCCAACCTAGAATACTACCGCACTAAGTTCCCCACTGTATACAATACCGGCAATGTGCCGAAGATCAAATTCCCCGATACTAATAAAGCCAATGGCCTCACTAGGTTTGTAATTGATATGATCAATTGGAATGGTGGCTATGCCAACCGGATCAGTAGTATGGGCCGCATCATCAATGCCCCGCAAAAGCAATCCTCCGGAGTAATACTCACCACCAAAAAATATATCCCTGGCACTACCAATAAAGGTACTGCTGATATCCATGCTATCATTGATGGCAAACACTTCTCCATTGAAATTAAAGTAGGTAAGGATAAGATGAGTGAGTACCAACATGAGGAGATGGCTAGGGTAAGAGGAGCCGGTGGCAATTACATGATTGTAAAGGATCCCGATTCCTTTTGTACTGCACTTGACTTCATTACTAATAATTAATCCATCCTATGATTAACCAATACTACCAAGACTACCAAAGCCAGGGCATTACGGTAATCCCAATTGAATGGGATACCAATAAGATGCAGCCGGTATCGCACCGCAAATGGAGTGATACCAGCATCCTATCTATCAACTCTAGCCATAATGGCATTATGATCAAGTGTGAGGGTAACTTGGCGGCACTTGACTTTGACATTAAAAATACCCCTAACAAAGAATTGTTTAATCAGTTCAAAGCAATCATCCTAAATCAGCGGCCCGAGATTTATGATAAGCTATACATTGAATCCACTAGAACAAATGGATATCATCTTTGGCTAAGATATGGCAAGCTACAAAAGAAGCTATCACTGGCTGAGAGTGATCTAGGTAGCGAAGTAATTGCGCTGTATGCCTGTGGTCCATTGGTGTATACTTACCCAACACCTGGCTACAATGAATACTCAGGATCAATGGCTGATATTGAAGTATTGAGCGATGATGAGTTTGAATATTTGATATCCTTATCTCAGCACTTTAACGAGTACAAGCCATCTTTTAATCCGGCTAACCAGGCAGTCAGTTATCCAGCAGGCTTTGAGCAGTATTGTTTGGACTTTGACACTAGGGTAACAGATGACAACTGGGCCGAGATCCTAGAGCAAAGTGGACTGGTATGTCTGAATAATTACCGGTACAATAATAATGATAAGTTTACTGCATTTAAGCGAGTGGGCAGTACATCCGATGCTATCAGTGCTAAAGTATATTATTACAATAAGAAGGTAATGATCTTTACCGCATCGCTGCATGAGTATCCGAATTGGCACAATAGACATGATTATCCGGTTTGGTGCTTAACTCCTTGCTTTGTTTTATATTATCAACTGGGCAGAGATTGGCAGAAGGTATTTGAAAGCATGCAACTCATCGCTGATAGCTCCGGCTTTGAACTTACTCAGCCGGCAACCTACCAGGGCGATTTCCCTATACATGTATTTCCTGCTGCCATCCGCAATTCAATGATTGAAGTATCCAAGGCTAGATCGCTAGCTGTTGAGTTCTTAGCTACTGCCGGACTTTGGACCGTATCATCTTTAAGCGGCACCCACTACCTGAGTGATTTTAATGGGGATGGTAAAAACATATTGTTTTGTTTATTGATTGCTCCAGTATCTGTAGGAAAGACTCCGGCTTACAAAGCCATGTGCGAGAATCCACTACGCAAGATCCAAGAAAATGCAGATAAGAAATTCACAGAAAAGATCATCCAGCATGAAAGCGACAAGGCAGATGCAATGACAGGCAAAAAGAAGTTCATTGATAAGCGGCCCACTAGGTTCATACCCTTTGCGGTGGATGGAACTACTGAGGGATATGTTGCCCTTTCAATGGATCAACCCAATGGAATAGGAGTGTACCATGATGAGGCGGAAACGATCTTTAATGCCGGATCCTTCAAAGGTACCAATGACTCCATCAGCTTTTTTACCCAAGCATTTAGTGGAGGAAGGTATACCCAAATCAGAGCCGATAGAGAGAAGGAAAGGATTGTACCGAATCTCAATATCAACCTAATGATGGGTACTCAACCGAGTAGATTAAGTTCAATATTTACTTCCGATAGACTTGCTAGTGGGTTCGCTTCTAGGTTCTTAATGGTAAAGTGTGACTACATGCAGCTCAACACTGAAACCGATCCTTTCGCTAAAAGCAAAGAGATGTGCCAGGACTGGATTGACCTGCTAAATTGCTTGTATAATAGTGGCGAAGGATACAATCGTAGGGACATGGATAAGATTAATATCACCATGACCGATGAAGCCAAGCAGATATACCGCCAGTATTACAAATTTAACCTGGAGCAAGCCAATGAGCGGATCAGTGCCAAGAGTGAGCATATTGGAACGGAAGCCAAGATGAGTTCTTACTTCCCTAGGCTAGTGCAGATACTGGCGATCATCCACAACCCAGGTAGTCCAGTAATTAGCGAGCAGACTATACATGATGCATATGACCTCTATAGGTACTATTCTAAGACTACTGTCGACATAGTAAGCACATTGACAGCCGAAGCAACTACAGGGCTGCCAGCGCCCTTAGAATTGCTTTATCAGGCATTGCCGGATGCAGAGTTCACCAAAAAGGAAGCGGCTGCTATTTGTTTGAAACTTAATTTGCCAGCGCGGAAGTTTGAATCTGCTATCCGGCAAAAGCAATTTAGTCAACAATTTAAGATGAATAGCTATGGAAAGTACATCAAAGCATAATCAAGAAACACAAAGAAACACGTGTCCTGTGTGTTTGATAACCATACTGGGCGTGGAGTACCACAACTATGTGTGTTTCTCTATAGAGTTTAAAATATAATAATAATAATAGAGATAATACTGTCGGGATTTATACCGTATAAAATGTGTGTTTCTTGTGTTTCTCTATACTGAGTAAGGGTTTCAGAGGAAAAAGTTTGTGTTTCTTTGGTGTTTCTTGTGTTTATCTAAAATTAATTATATATGAAAGCAATCCTAGAATTTAACTTGCCAGATGATAACCAAGAGTTTGAACTGGCATCAAAAGCATTAAAAATGTATTCTACTTTATGGGATCTTGATGTATGGCTTAGAACACAAATTAAATACAATAATCAAGAGCAGTATGAACCAGTCAGGGAGAAGCTGAGGGAACTGATGAATGACAATAGAATTGATTTCGATATGTGCGAATGATTGATAAACAAGTATTTTATGATTGATAAAATTTAAATAATGAAACAAGAAAAAACAATAAAAGCAATAGGAACAATAGTGGTAATATTAACACTACTTTATATGATTTATACTTTAAACGAAACGTTATGAGCAATACAAAAGAAAAAGCAGCAGAATTAATACACAAGTTTAAACCATTCGTACAGTTTAAAATGGGAGTAGACCCTTCTTATGTTTTAAAAATGGCTAAAGAGTGCGCATACATAGCAGTAGATCAAGTATTAAAATATTCTAAAGCACATGGATTTATTGGATTAACAGATGAATATGAACAAGTAAAAAAAGAAATAGAAAATTTATGAGATTAGACAAAGCAATTAAATTAGGCGCAGCAATTAATATTGGTATATTCTTATTGTATATACTTTATGCGGTGTTATAAGGCGCAAATATGCGTTGAATCATCCTTTATTTGACGCATTTTAGTCTGACTTAAATTAATTAAAGTAAAGTTACACTATGACAATAATTGGGTAGTATTACTACCTATTTTGAAAGATATTTAAAACATTAGTTAATAGGAAAATATTTCAAACCGTTACAATTTGTCACGAGTTTAAAAAACACATATGATCACACCAAAAGAATTTTTAGAAAAAGAAATTGGCTGGGGTATAAGTTTTGAAAATGAAGAATTTAGAAACTTAGCCAAGATGACTGCGCAGCAATTAAATTCATTACCTATCAAATCAATAATGGATTTCGGTGCAGGTACTGGAGTATACTCTGATGCTTTCTACAATGAAGGATATGAAACTTTTGTTTATGAAATATGGGATGAGCATAAAGAATACATACGAAAGCAAGCACCACATTTAAATATCATTGATAATCCTATTACAACCGATTTGCTGGCTTTAATTGAAGTAGCGGAACATATGACTAACAAAGAGATAATTGACCTATTCAAAGCGGTTAAACCTATCTATGTGTTATTTAGTTCTACAAGTGAAACAACTGACTATGATGCAGAGTGGGGGCATATCAATATTAAGCAACAAGATGAATGGGTATTAATGTTTAAACGGATAGGGTATGAGCTAGAAAGAAATTTGGTTCAGCCTACGCAGTACAGTAAATTATTCATGTATACATTTTAATTATTTTAATTATTTTAATGGCAAAGCAGTTATAATAAGTATCTTTGCGTAAATCAAAAAGGAGGGCAACTATGAAATCAAAACCAGCCATTTATTAACTTTTAGCTGGGATTATAATGTGGTTGTTTTTGGTTACTTAATTAATTGCGCTTATTGAAGAATAAAATAATAACAGAGTTATACAACTCAAAGGACCTTAATGACTTAATTAAGAAAATTAAGCCCGAGCAGCTTCAAGATGATCTAAAACAGTATGCCTTTGCAGCACTATGCGAGAAGTCGGATGAGTTCATAATCAATCTGTATGAAAAGAAACAGTTGCGTTTCTTTTTAGTTCGCATCATAACTAACTCGGTGTTTTCTAATAGGTCGGGGTTTTTGAAATTACATAAGAACGTAAAGGAATTGTACACCAATAACTTTCCGGACTACCAGGAGGTAGAGGATGATTACGAGGAACTAATTACTAAGACAAATGATGCGGTTAATAAGTTGTATTGGTATAATAACGAGTTATTGATCCAGTATTCAAGGCTAGGGACTTATAGGGCAGTTGCGGAAGCTACTGATATTCCAATCAAATCGATTCATAATTCAGTCAAGAAAAGTAAAGAAATCATAAAGCGCAAAGTATGGAAGTAGTATTCAGTATAGCAATGGCTTTCGTTTTCGTTGAAATACTTCAAGTACCTTTCCGGTTAAAAGGGAAGCTTAACTTTAAGCCGTTAAATTGTGCTGTATGTATGTCCGGATGGTTCACATTGATTTTAATGGGGGTTCATTGGATTACCTTTCCACTTATGTGCCTGGCGATGATCGGGCAAATTCTTCTCACCGGATTAATTAATAAGTTATGAGGATAATTGGAATCGTTAACCAATCTTCAGGTAGTTGCTATCATAGGGTTTATACTCCACTGATGAATATCGACTGTGATGTTCATATCACCAATAAACTCACAGAAGAACAGCTTGAAAAGGGTTTCGATGTGGTAGTGATCAATCGGTTTTCTTTTTACAACACAGCCGAGGAGATTTTTGAATGGAGGGATAAATATAAATTCAAATTAGTTATAGACATCGATGATTACTGGGAACTAACACCCAGCCATATTCTTTACGATAATTGGGTGCAGAACAATATCCCTAATATAATCCTCGAAAACATCACCCATGCTGACATTGTAACAACTACCCATGAGCGTTTGGCTGAGTACTCAAACAAGTACAACAAGAATATTCATATTTTACCAAACGCAATACCAGGAGGCTTCGAGCAGTTCAACATTAAAAAAGATATTTCAAAATATACCCGCATAATGTACCAGGGTTCAATCACCCACAAGGATGATGTTGACATTTTAAAATATCCAATGCAAAAGGTCCATTCGGATTCAAGTCTTAAAAGAAAAATACAAACAGTATTTGGCGGCCATGTTAGAAACCTTGCTGATTCAGATGCAATGCTTTCCGCTTTTACCCATTCACTTACGCTGAATCCTTTAATCTTTAACGGATCGAAACCAAGTGAATACTATCAGATTTACAACTATGCTGACATTTGCTTAGTTCCGCTCCAAGAAAATAGGTTCAATTCGTATAAGTCGAATCTTAAAGTGCTGGAAGCAGCTTATGCCGGATGCCCAGTGATCGTGTCAAAGGTTGATCCTTATCTAGGGTTCCCCGATGACATAGTTAATTACATAAGTGACCAAAAAGCATGGTATCGATATATAAAGATGTTGGTTGATAATCCTTTGTCAAGACAAATGGAAGGAAGGAACTTAATGGAGTACTGTAATAAGCATTATAATTTCATAGAGATAAATAAAAAGCGTAAACAAATTTATGAAGGCTGAAAATAGAAAAGTTTTACAGGATAATCGACCAATCTACACAACGCTAGTACAAGCTGGATTCATTCACAACCTGACCAACGAACTAAGACAATCATTTTTAAATATAATAAGGGAAGAATTCTCCCCTGGTTATCTGTGCTGTCTTCACTGCCCAGCAGATATAGCAGCAATGATAAAATATGTTTACACGCAGTTTGATGCGTTACCAATTCAAGTACCTATTCCAATTAAAAGTATTAATAAGAAAAAACATGGCAAATAAGAATATAGAAACTCCTGAGATTATGTGGGAACTGTTTGGGCAGTATTGTGGCCAAGTAAAACAAGATGCCTTTATTGTTACCGATTGGGTAGGAGGTATGGCTAAAGAAGTAGAAAGAAAAAAAGAAAAGCCGCTGACTTTAGAAGGCTTTGAGAACTTTTGTTTTCGATTGGGAGTGATTAATGATTTAGGACATTACTTCAGTAATTTGGAAGATAGATATACTGCATTTGTACCCATCTGCTCGCGCATAAGAAAAATTATTCGCCAGGATCAGATCGAGGGAGGTATGGCTGGGATATACAACCCATCTATCACCCAGCGTTTAAATGGCTTAGTCGAAAAGAACGAGAACGAGAATACGAATCGCAACTATGACATAACACTCGAACTTGGCAAATAAAATAACCTATACAAGACCATTCCTTTATAACTACCAAAAGAAGATTCTTAATAGTGAGGCACGTTTTACCGTTACCGAGGCATCGACTAAGGTAGGTAAGACAGCCAGTCATATCATTTGGCTATTTGAACAGGCTTTAAGTTTAAAAGCTAATCAAGCAGTATGGTGGGTTGCGCCTGTTTATGCTCAGGCAGAAATAGCCTTCAATAGAATGAGAGCGCAGGTAAATGATAGGGACTTTTTTAAGGCGAACGAAACTAAGTTAAAGTTAACGCTGCCTGGTGGTTCAATCATTCAATTTAAATCAGCAGAGAAGCCGGATAATCTCTATGGTGACGATGTGTATGCTGCGGTTTTTGATGAGTTCACAAGAGCGCGAGAGGAATCATGGTTTGCCCTTCGGTCAACGCTTACCAGTACACAAGGTAAATGCAAATTTATTGGGAACGTTAAAGGCAAAAAGAATTGGGGGTACCGGATAGCACAAAGAGCGAAGCAGAATGAACCCAATTTCGAACACTTTAAGATAACAGCTTATGATGCAGCAGCAGAAGGTTTGCTACCAATGGAAGAAATCGAGCAAGCTAAACGAGATTTACCCGAGTCAGTCTTTAGAGAATTATATCTTGCTGAGCCTTCCGAGGACGGCAGTAACCCCTTTGGGATATCATATATCCACCAATGCACCTACCCAATATCTTCAAGTCCTGCGGTATGTTATGGTGTAGATTTAGCGAAGTCAAGCGATTACACAGCTATCATAGGACTAGATAAGAATGGCTCAGTATGTCACTTTGAGAGGTTTCAAAAGGATTGGCGAAGCACAACCCAAGAGATTCTAGCTTTACCCAATGCGCAGATAGCCATTGATTCAACAGGTGTGGGCGATCCGATAGCTGAAGACATTGCAAGAGTTAGGGATGTGGAACTATTTAAATTTACTTCCATCTCTAAGCAGCAGATCATGGAAGGACTGGCACTCGCCATCCAGCAAAGGAAAATCACCTTTCCCGAAGGAATGATTACATCCGAACTAGAGCAGTTTGAATTTGAGTATACCAGGACCGGAGTAAGGTACTCTGCACCCGCTGGATTGCATGATGACTGCGTTTGTGCCTTGGCTTTAGCATGGCATAAGTTTAGAACATCTGCCGGCATGAGTGGGCATTACGCAATTATATAGAAACAAAACCATCATTGTGCTATTTATAGGTATGAGAATCCCATCTTGGAGAAACATATCGGTTGAAAAGTATCAGTACATCAATGAGATTAATGCGAACAATCCGGATGATCTTGATAAGCTTTTATATCTTATTACCTTCCTTACCGGCAAGAGCGAACAGCAGATTAACAACATCTCAGTTAAGGTGTTCAACCGCCTAGCGATTAAAGTTAAAGATCGTTTTGAAAATATCAAAGGCACTTACGTTAATTATCTTCGTGGCTTTCGGTTCAACTACAATTTTAAACGAGTTACACTAGGACAATATATTGAAGTACAACATTTTGCAAAGATGGGGCAAATTGAAAGCCTGCATCTAATTGCTGCATCTATGTCCGTAAAAGGGAAGCTATCCCATACCCAACGAGCAGATAAGATCCTAACACTTCCAATGCTGCCGATACTGTATTCAGTAGGTCATTTCCTTGATGAGTTTAAGTCATTCAATAACAACTATAAAGGTTTATTCGGGGTGGGGGAAGAGGAAGGGGAAGGCGAGGCGATTGAATTTAATGAGCGATATGGATGGATCTACTCCGCTAAGAAAGTAGCTGAATTCGAAGGTACAACCTTAGAGAAGGCATTCGAGTTGCCTGTTATACAAGCCTTTAATGACTTGGCTTATCTAAAAGCGTTCAGTCAATATGAGGAAGAACTAAACAAAAGACACCGCGATGCAATCAATTAGTAAACGGCAACAGATTGTATCTAATAGCGGATTTATTGATTTGAATTCTAGTTCGCAAGATAACTTCAAAGTATTCTCAGGTGATGCGATGGCGATTGCACTTTACAACGTAGCGGCTGAATTTATCACTAAAGCATCACAGAACTTAAACGCAGTAGACAGGAACGCTGGGGGGCAATTAGAAAAGAGTATAATACCAACGGACATAATTATCATGGGCAAGGTGATGACCATTAATATCAATGTGCTAGATTATTATAAGTTCGTTGATAAGGGGGTAAAGGGATGGAAGACTGGCAGTCCTTCAGACAGTCCTTTTAAGTTCCAACTACCTGGCAAACGTGGCAGCGCACCAAAGAATTCAAAGATGGTGGCAGCGATTAAAACTTGGTTAATGTCGGAGGCTTCTAAGAATACAGGCAAAGAAAATAAGCACGCAGTTAGTAAACGAGGCGCAAGAAGAAACAAGATCACCGATACAAGCACATCGGCAGCTATCCTAGCCACGATGATGATTAAAAGAAAGGGATTAAAGAAAACAAACTTTTGGGGCAAGACAGAAGCGCAGGCAACCACCTACGCACAAAAGGAATTTGAAAACGCACTATACATCGATATTAATAATTCATTTTATGGCAATAGTAATAAATAATACTCCGGCAGATTATAGCAGCGCACATGGCGACCTTGTATATACGGTATATGATTCAGTAAAGACAGCAGCACCTTTGACTTATCCTAACTACAAATATATCCTAGATATATATGTCGGAGGGGTTCTTGTGGTAACACTTAAAGCATTCCCTAACCCAGTCAATCTTCGGGGGGTTTTTAATATCGGTATGGTAGTTAGAAACTATGTAAGTGCAGTATTCAACCCAACTGCTAGCGTTATAAGGGCGCAGGAGTTTCCAAACTTCTATGCTTCAGTTCAATGTAAGTTTAGGGATGAATGGGGTGGAATTGAAACAGTTACCACAGTGGATGATAGCAACAGGAAATTCTATAATCATTATAATGGCAGGATGCTCGGAGGCTATAGTATTCTAGGCGGTTACCTTAATAAAGTAGCCAGCAATAGGCCCACCACCACCAGCGTTCAATTAAATGGGGGGCAGGTGTTTATGCCTTTCTTTCCTTCAACCTCTTCAGCTTACTCTATTGTGGTAGTATCATATGATAGCAGCAATGCAGTAATAGCCACCTCTTCTGTTGGTGTCACCGCTCCAACAAGTGGCTACATCTTGCAACAGCTCAACTTTTCGCCCATTGCCATCAATAGTATTACACCAGGGGCAATTCCTTCCAATACAGATTATTATACCGTAAGCTCGGGATCAACCTTGTACCGGTTTATTATCTATTGTGAACCTAGGTACGTTCCGGCAACACTGCATTTCCTTAATCAGTTCGGCGGGTTTGATTCAATGGACTTCCCAAAAATATCAAGGAAAGGAAATGACATCGAAAAAAAAGACTTCCTGCAAACCAATTACACAATTAACGCTAGTGGGGTGATGAGTTACTATAACGGTAACGTTTTGAGCGATAACAGAATAACGTTCTTCTCAAACTATAAAGAGCGAAGGATAATCAATACAGATTTCATTTCTGAAAGCGGGTCAAGGTGGCTGGGTGAGTTAGTAAGAAGCCCACAAGTCTATCTCGAAGAAGGCGGCTACTATATTCCAATCATAGTAAAAGAGGCAGCATATGAATACAAGACCAGGTCGGTTGACCGTTTGTTTTCTTTGACACTAAATATAGAAATGGGCGATGACCAAAATACTCAATTCAGATGATAACAGAAATATACATAGAGAATATTAAAGTAGATGCAACAAGTGATATTGATGCTTTGCTTTCATTTGCAGTGGATGATGTAAAGGAATTTAGTAGTAGAAATACATCCTACTCTAAAACGATTGTACTACCGGGGACTGACACGAATAACAAAGCATTTGGCAACATTTTCAGTATTAGTCAAGCTGGGTACTATGATGCTACCCAGGACAATATTAGCCTTAATTATAACTCTGCTAAGTCTGCCCATTGTATCATCTTCCAGGGCAATGTACAAGTCTTCAAGGGAGTAATAAGAATGATGGAGATCATCATAGATAATGGAAGGATAGAATATGAATGCAGCGTATTTGGTGAGCTGTCGGGATTGGTCGGCAAGATGGCGGCACTTAAATTAGATGACTTAGATTTTAGCACATACAACCATACCTATAACTTAGCCAATATCAGAACGAGTTGGGATAACGCTAGCGGGGGATCAGGGTACTTTTATCCTGTTGCAGATTACGGAAACTATGGTTATACCTCTGCCAACGTACTGGGAGGCAAACATAATTGGAGCTATAAGACTTTGCGCCCTGCTTTGTTCGTGAAGCAGTACATTGATAAGATATTCGCTGCTGCTGGGTTTAGTTATGATTGCGCCTTATTCAATACCACTAGATTCAAGAGTTTAATAATTCCACACAATCAAAAGGTACTATCAACTTTAAGTACATTACAGCTAAAGTTAGCTGGTAATGTTGCCACCTATACCGGGGCAGTAAAATGGAAGTGGACCGGCATAACGCTTGGAAGTTTTACGGGAGATACCCCAGGCGAAACATGGACCTACAATGGCACTCCCTCCATCACAGTTAATATTAATGTACTGCTATCCGGTCAAGTAATATCCCAAAGTGGTGCAGGTACATTTTTATTTGAATTGGTGAAAAATGGATCCACTGTTTTGGGTTCCGTACCGGTCACCACTACATCATCTTTGCCCTTCACCTTCAGCAGCAAAACGATTGCATTAACTAACATTACCCTAGTGCATGGCGATTCTTTAGCAATCAATTACCCTGCGTTAGCGATCACATCACTGCGCCAAATCGTTGGCACGTTTCAAATTAACACAGTCGCTCCAAGCCTTGTGCCATCTAATTTGAACGATACCATCACCATCAATGATACAATCCCTAAGAACATACTGCAAAAGGATTTTATAACAAGTGTAATGAAGATGTTCAATCTGTACATTACAGAAGATAAAGGATTTTCAAATTACTTAAAAATTGCTCCCTATGTTGATTACTTTGATCTTACCCTAGCGAATGCCAAAGACTGGACTTATATGTTGGATGTATCAAAGCCAATCTCGATTAAGCCAATGGCAGAACTCACCTCCAGGTACTACGAATTTAGATATAAGGACGATACTGATTTTTACAACGATGCGTATAAAAAGAAGTATAATCTTAGTTATGGATCATACTTATTTGACACTGAGTTTGAATTTGCAAACGATAAAAGTACCGCCGATGTAATATTTAGCGGCACTCCTTTAGTTGGTTATACTTCACCTGTTGAGGATAAGATTTACAGCACGATTCTAAAGCAATCCGGCACATCTACAATTATAGAGGAGCCAATCGATTCAAATATAAGAATATTGCAAGCCAAGAAAATACTTGGGGTAACAACTTGGAGTATTTTAGACGCTCCTACTGTTCTAGGTAGCCAAACCTATTATGGTTATGCCGGACACCTGGGCTTTGATAGCTCAGGGACTGTTACCGATGATCTTAATTTCGGGATGCCAGGCGAATTGTATTTTACTCCTTACTCTGGCGCATACAATAAGAACCAATTCAATGTCTATTGGCTGCCGTATATGTACGAGATTATCGACCAGGATAGCAGATTATTTACCGCTACATTCAGATTAGACGAGCAGGATATTAACCAGCTTGACTTCTCAAAATTAATCTACATCGAAGGGGTATTGTTTCGATTGAATAAGATCATCGACTACAACGCAACCAAGCGAGATACTTGCAAGGTTGAATTATTAAAAGTTATAAATACATCATACTAATGGCAATAGAAATAGGAGCAAAGATAACGACTGACACAACCCAAGCAACTCAATCCATCAATCAATTAAACACGAGTTTAAAGGCTGCCAAAGCCGAAATGAACGCGGCTAAGATTGGAAGTAATGAATATGTAACTGCTCAAAAGAAGGTAAAGGATGCAACTGACCAACTTAATAAATCCAATGGCGATGGGGCCGATGCGTTTGGAATGTTGAAAGATAAGATATTCGCTACAGTACCGGGGCTTAAAGCGGCTGAAACAGGAACTACATCATTCGGTAAGCAGCTTTGGGCATTGGCTGCTAATCCGGTCGTTTTAATATTAACGGCTATAGTCGTTTCTTTGAAGTTCTTATATGAGGCATTTACCTACACAGTCGCAGGGGGTAAAAAGATGGAGCAAGTGATGGCAGGGGTAAGCGCAGCGATCAGTGTGGTAGTTGATAGGGTAATGCTAGCCGGTGGGGCAATCATCAAATTCTTTTCGGGGGATTTTAAAGCAGCTGCTAAAGACATGGCAGGGGCTTTCTCAGATGTAGGTGATGCAGTTAAGAAGGCTTATGGTGAAGTAAGTAAAGCAACGGAAGAACTTCAAAAACTAAAGAAACAAGAAAGGGAATCCTCTGTGCAAAGAGCTGCACAGAACGCTGCTATCGTTAAGAGTAAAGAGTTACTCAACGATGAGAATGCAACCATATCACAAAAAAAGCAAGCTTTAAAAGAGGTAAGTGATTTTGAAAGAAAGATAGGAAAAGAAGATGTAGAAATAGCCGAAAAGAAATTAGCGGCAAATAAAGTTATTTGGGGGCAAACAAAAGAAGGTTTAAAAAAGCACGCGCAGGAGATTGCTGATTTAGATATTGAAATATCGGGTAAGAAAGAAGAAACAGCGAGAAAAGAAATTCAATTACAACGGCAGCAAAGGACATTAAACAAGCAAGATGCGGCAGATGCCAAGCAAGCAGCGGCAGACGCAAAGGCAGCAGCTAAAATAATTGATGACGCTAAAAAAGAAAAGATTGAAAAACTAAGGTCCTATACCAACAAGGTTGAAAAGCTACAGGAAGAAGAGCATTTGATTGGCATTAAAGATGCCTTCATGAAAGAAAAGGAAATGCTTGCAATAAAAGAGGCCGATGATTTAAGGGAGGCAAAGCTAGACCTGGAGAACAATAAGATAACTAAAGAACAATATGCAGATATTGAGCTGAAAACAAAGAGTCTGCACATCGCAAAACTAAAGGCTTTAGAAGATAAGAAAAGAGAGGATGACGATAAAAAGCAGCTCGATGATCATAAAAAAGAACTAGAAAAACAGGTAAGCGGCGATATTTTATTAATGAAATCAGAGGTCGCATCTCTGAAACAAAAGAAGGCTTTAAGCTACGCGGTTGAACTAGATTACTTCAATAAGATCAGGGCTTTAGAGCGAACTAAGTTGGTAGAAAATAAAGCCAGTGAATCAGAACTAGCGGCATTTGATAATCAGACTGCAACCGATAAACTGATAATGGCAGACGGAAATGCCAAAGCAGAAATTGAAATCAGCAAAAAGACCAAGGAAGCCAAATTAAGCGAGATGCAAATGGTACTGGATGGTATCAACGCATTCGCAGATTTAGCAGGCAGGAATACAGCAGTCGGTAAGGCTTTAGCGATTGCATCTACAACGATCAGCACCTACGCAGCAGCACAGAAGGCTTTTGAGGCGCAGCAAACTGTACCCGATCCTTCATCAATAGTAAGGGGGCAGATAGCGGCAGGCATTGCAATAGTGGGCGGTTTAGCGAGGCTGAAGGGGATTGTATCCGTACCTATACCAGGGCAAGGAAGTGGAGGCAGTGCGTCAATATCCAACACCAGCAACTCAGCCCCGTTAAGTCCAACAGTGCAGCGAACTACTACAACACTAACGGCATCAGCATTGAGCAGCATCAACGCAAGCGCATCACGTGCATTTGTAGTGGAATCAGATGTGACCAATTCACAGCAGCGTATAAGCCGCATTAATAGAGCGGCAAGGCTGGGGTAAGTGGCAAAGAAAGTGGTAGCTGCTATCTATGGTTATGGATAAACAGTTACCTACTTACCTTTTAGAAATCGATGACGAGTTAAGTTCAGACTTACAGGTCGATATGGTTTCCCTTGTCGACAACCCAGCCATAGAAAAAAACTTCCTGCAATTTGGCAAGGAACTAAAGTTTGCAGTAGATGCAGAGCGACACGAACTATTTGGCCCAGCTATGCTCGCAGAGGTTCCCGTCTATAGAAGGGATGCACAGCTAGGAGAGTATAACGTGGTATTCGATAAAGGCACCATTTATGCCATCGCTCAAAAATTCTTCGAGAAAGGATTTCAACAAAACTTCAACTTAATGCACGATGCCGAACAGAAATGTGAAGGGGTGTTTGTGTTTCAATCTTACATAGTGGATTCAGCGCAGGGCAGACCTGCCCCAAAAGGATTTGAAGATGCAAAGGATGGTTCGTGGTTCTTAGGTGTCAAGGTGAACAATCCCGAAGTATGGGCCAAGGTAAAGGCTGGCGAAGTGAAAGGGTTTAGTGTGGAAGGAGTATTCGAATACAAGAAAAAACAACTTACAGCAGAGCAGGTTTACAACGAAATAAAAAGATTGCTAACACAAGTTTCTTAATCTAAGTGGCAAAAGCAGATCGCTTCAATATTTATTAATAAAATATACATGGATATTCAAATCACATTAAACAAGATCAAAGAATTATTTGATGCTGTTCCTCCAGTAGCCGCTCCTCCAGCAGCCGCTCCGTCACCTGATGCAAGTCAAGTGGCTGATTACATTTTGGAAGATGGCACAAAGATTAGCTGCGATAAATTAGAAATCGGCGGTAATGTAACCTTAAACGGTTCACCCATTGCCGATGGCGAGCATAAGATGCAAGACGGTACAATAGTGGAAACTGCTGCCGGAGTAATTACCGAGTTAACAGCACCTGGCGAGCCATCTGATGATACTTCAGTAACATCTGACATGACTTCTAAGTTTGAAGCTATCGAAGGAAAATTCACTTCATACGAAGCAAAGTTTGCAGCTTATGAAAGTCGCTTCAAATTAGCTGAAGACACCATCGTTAAACAACAAAGCGCAATCGGTCAACTCTTAGAAGTGGTTGAAAAATTAGCAGCTATTCCAGTAAGTGAGCCTGTTTCATCGCAGAATCAATTTACCAATCAAAAGAGCGAAGCCAAAGAAGAAAGGTTTCAATCTATCCTCAATGCAATTAAAGAAATAAAAAAATAATTAATCCTATAAAAACAACAACATGAGTTTTGACATTTCAGCTTTAGTTAATTATACCATTCAGAACGAGAAACTGTTGGTAACAAAGTCTTTGTTTGACGCAAAGACACAATCTGTTATCCAGTCCGCTGGTAACGTAATGGCAAACGTAAAGAGTTCAGAAACGATCAACGTTTTGACTTCTGACGCAGTTTTTCAAACAGGCGGCACTTGTGGATTTAACAGTTCGGGCAGCACTGCCTTCACGCAAAGGACGGTTACAATTGGAAAATTCAAGGTACATGAATCTTTATGTCCTAAGACTTTGGAGAGCAAATACACTCAGCTTGCACTTGCTGCTGGTTCTATTCCCGAAGCAATTCCTTTTGAAAAACAATACACAGGATTGAAAGCTGGTATCATCGCAGAGCAGTTAGAAACTGCGCTTTGGTTGGGTAACACTGCATCTGCTGATGTTAACCTGAACAAGTTTGATGGTTTGAATAAATTAATTGACGCTTCAAGTGCTGCAATCGCAGGTAACACTACCTCTATCACAGTAGCTACAGGAATCACAGCGGCTAATGCCTTGACAATCGTTAAGAACATTAAAAACGCTATTCCTGCAAGAGTGAAAGGTAAAAAAGATGTTCGTGTATGGTGTGGATGGGATACCTTTGATATTTTGGTAGATGCTTATGTAACTGCTAACTACTTCAACTATGGTGCTGCCAACCTTTCTTATGAAAGTGGTGAGTTCACTATTCCCGGTACAGCTTACAAAGTAACTGCTGTTCATGGTTTGGATGGTTCAAACCGTTTGTTTGCCATCAGAGATTCTAACCTTTATATGGGTTGTGACATTTTGGGAGAAGAAGACAAATGGGAAATATTCTACGCGAAAGAAGCGATGGAAGTACGTTTTGTTTCAGAATGGAAACTAGGAATTAATGTAGCGTTTCCAGCGGAAATCGTACAATTCACCTTAACTCCTTAATTTTTAAATGATGGGAGAGCCGTAACTCTCCCTTTTTTCAATTTATAAAAAATATTATTATGGCAACTTGTGCTTTGATGCAGGATTACAATTTAGACTGTCGGGATAGCGTAGGGGGGATTAAAGAAGTTTACTTCATGGAGCTTGGTAACTTATCCAGCTTCGTTGAAGCAAGTGGAGTAATCACTACCATCACTAAAGCAGCCGGAAAAAGATTCTTCAAATACCAGTTAGTGAAGCAAACGACTATGTTTGACGATACCTTAACAGCAAACGAAGAAAACGGTACTTTATTCAGTACTCAAAAATTGACTTTGAATTTGAATAAAATGCAAGCCAACACACGCAACGAGCTTACCTTAATGGCAAAGAACCTGGTTGTGGCGGTAGCTGTGGATCGTAACGGTAAAGGGTTCATGTTAGGTGCAACCAATGGCTTAGTTTTGAAAACTACTAAAGGCGAATCCGGTACTAAAATGGGTGATCGTAATGGTTATGCTTTAGACTTTGAAGGTGCCGAGCCAAACATGGCACAAGAGGTTTCCTCTGCAATGGTGCTGGCTTTAACAACTGTAGGACCTTAATTAGTGGTTAATCAATAGATGAGAATGCCTCGATTTTTAGTCGGGGCATTTTTATTTGGCACAAAACAAGTATTGCGATATTTACTATTAATGATACAGCTAGTTCAAGGACATGATACGGATGTAGTAGTTACTCTTACTGAGAAGGTAACGCTAGCTAACCCGTTTTATTTGTTTGTTTTTACCCATGAAACAACTAAGGCAGTGATCAGTATGGTGCTTTCATCGGGGGATGATTTGAGTTTATATACCTCCAGGTACAATGAATTTACCTTCTCCGCTTCTTATTTCTTAACCGCGGCTGTTGGGAAGTATACATATCAAGTTTTTGAACAAGATAATAGTTACAATATAATCACCACTGGACTTAACGAAGTTGAAAACGGAAAGATGGACCTTAATAAAGCGACATCATTCGCATTCCAAACTTACACCACCGCCACAAATTACACATCTTATGCAGGATAATATTATAGTACTCAATTTTGATGATTCCAAGATACCTGAGTTCAAGGAGGTAAAAGGGAAGCAGTTTGTATATTTTGGGGAGGATAATTTATATCCGGATTATTTGATCAAATTGTTCAATAAGAGCGCAAAACACAATGCTATTATCAACGGTAAAGTAAACTATATCTTCGGTGATGGCTTCTATTGTAAAGTAAAAGATGCGGTCACTGATAGGTTTATATTCCAGGTGAATAGCTCAGGTGAATCTTTGAACGATATAGCTAAGAAATGTACGATCGATATTGAGATATTTGGTGGATTCTATTTAAATATTATACCCAATAAGTTAGGACAGATTGCAGAGATATACCATTTAGATTTTAACCGGGTAAGGGCAAATGAGGATGGAAGCCAATTCTTTTATAAAAATGATTGGTCTTTGATGCGCGATAAGCCAAAAGAGTTTGCTGCTTTCAATCCCACAAAATTAGATGTAGCCTCTATCTTTCAATACAAAGAATATAGGCCAGGACTTAGGACCTATCCGCTCCCTAATTACGTAGGTGCTATAAATTACATCGAGAGTGATATTGAGGTTTCAAAACATACTTTGACCAATGCAAAGACTGGGTTCTCAGCTACCAAGTTAATTAGTTTCTTCAATGGGGAACCAGCTCCCGAAATGCAAAGGGATATTCAAAAGCGTTTAGAGAAGAAGTTTACCGGTTCGGATGGTAGTAAAATAATTGTTTCTTTCAATAACGACCCAACAAAAAAACCCATCATCGATGATTTAGGTTCTTCAGACTTAACAAAGGAAGATTTTAACCGAGTGGACGAATTAATTACAGCCAATATAATGGCTGGACATCAGGTTACTTCCCCAAGTCTTTTTGGGATTACCGAGCCTTCTAAATTGGGCAATAGTAACAATGGATTAAGAGTACCTTATGATATATTTTGCAACGTTTATGCAGCTTCAAAACAGCGCACACTCGAAAAGGTATTCAACTACTTAGCCAAGTTCAAAGGCATAAAGACAGAACTATTTATCCAGCCAGTAGATAAATTAGGATTTGAGTTTACCGATGCCACTGTTTTGGCGATTGCGCCTAGGTCTTGGATATTAGAGAAGATGGGCATTGATCCTTTAAAATATCCCGATGCTCCGGCTGGTGGAGCTGGTAAAACAGCACCTACACAGATGCAGGATGTTAATAGCGTTTTAACCAATTTAACAGGGCGGCAGCACCAACAAATCAATAGGATAGTAAGACAGTTCACACAAGGAAAATTATCCAAGGATCAGGCTGCTTTGATGCTTAAAAACGGTTTTGGATTTTCGGATGATGATGTAAATAATTACCTCGGCACAAATGATGCTAAATTCTCAAAGGAACTCGATGAGGTAGATGTTGCAATGATGTTCAGCGAAGTGGGAGAGAGGGCAGAAGATTTCGATGTAGTATTTTCTCGGGAAGCAAACTTCACAAGCGATGAAGATATGCAAGCATTCGAAACGAACTTTTATTCAAAAGACATATTTGCTACCTCCGCAGCCATCACTGGGGCAGAAATAGAAGTACTAAAGCTCATTCAAAAAGATAAAAACGTAACGGCTAAAACAGTTGCTGAGGCTTTGAGTATTGATGAGAGCTATGCTAGTAAAATAATGACTGATCTGCTCGACAAAGGAATGATTGCAACGGAGTCTGTTTTACAAAATGGCGAAATGGTGGTGGTAAGAACACTAACCAAAAAAATCCCATCATCAGTAGCAATTCAAAAAAAGCTACCTGAGATAATGATTAAGTACAGCTATGAAGTTAAGCCGGGAGTTGGGGCTGCTATCATTGCAGGAACTAGGCCTTTTTGTAGGATGATGGTAGAAGATAGAAGGTACTTCACAAGAGTACAAATTGAGGCAATAAGTTCCCGTCTTGGTTACTCCTTATGGGATCGCAGGGGTGGATTTTGGAATAAGGGCAACGGTAAAATATCAGCCAGTTGCCGCCACATTTGGAAAACAAACGTAGTAGTAAAAAAGTAATAAGATGAGCAAGAATGTATTAATAATAGGGGTGGCAATGCTTAAAGAACGCACAGCGATTCATGACAATATAGATGAAAAATTAATCTATCCCGAAATAAAAGCGGCGCAAGATATGTTTATTCTGCCCTTGTGTGGATCTTCTTTATTTAACCGGATTCTCTCAGACATTCAAGCCAATACTTTAGCTGGTGATTATAAAGCCCTAGTAGATGATTACATCGTGGATACGCTTTGCAATTACGTTATTAGCGAACTGCCTTTGGGGCTGACATATCAGTTTTGGAATAAAGGAGTACAGGCAAAAACTACCGATAACAGTAATACCCCATCAATGAGTGATTTATTTGATGTAGCGAGTAAATATAAAAGAAGGGCGGAAGAATACGCACAGAGAATGAGGCTTTATTTGCGCCAAAATGCGCCCACAAAATTCGCGGAATATATCAATCCAGGCAGTGGAATAGATACCGTAATCCCGGAAAGGCAAGGGTTTAGCAATCCTATTTATTTGGGTGATGTATCTCCTTACAGTGGCGAATATAAGACCTATGATCAGAAATACCAAAGTAACCTACCGAGATTTTAAAAATGAGTAAAAATATTAACAAAGTAAACGAAGAAAAGTTAAAAGTATTTCTAGCAAAACAAAAGAAAAATGACATTAAACCAGGTAGTAATAAGATTAAAAGCACTCGCGCTAAGTCATAAGCAGATACACCACTTTTATTTTGGTGATATTATCGAATGGCTTGCAAATGGTGATGTGCAATATCCCTGCTGCTTTGTGGAGATCAATAATTCTGAAATAAGCAAAGAGGACCATTTAACAAAATATAATTTATCTATTTGGTTTTTAGACCTAGTGAACGTAGACACGAAGACAAAGGCGAATGAGATTGATGTAATGAGTGATCTTACAGCGATGGCAGAAGATTATACCGCACTACTAAACTACATCGATAACCAGGATGATTTAACGATCAATACAAGTTACAACTTGCAATATTTCAGGGAGAAATTTGAAGATTTAACGATTGCTGTTAAACTGGATATTATGGTAGCGGTGGATTATACTTCTAATCGTTGCCAAGTTCCTGCGACTGGGGTAGTATTCCCTCCAGTTGTTCCTGTTGACTATAACATAGTGTACAATTATATCTACACCGCCACAGGTGATGAAGGTAATATTATTATAAACGCTGATTTAATTTCAAAAACCATTTTAATGCTTTTCAAAGGTGATAAGTTATTAATCCCAACAGTTAGCTTGTCATCAACAGATCAGTATAATTATAATTCAGCGACAGGAGAATTTTATTTTGGTTCAGACTTTGAAGCTGGGCAAGTACTTCAATTTATTTATAAATGAGTTTGCTCAATTACATATATACCGCCAGTGGAGCCGAGGGCAACTACATTGTAGTTGATTCATTGAAAGGTAAGACTATATTGATATTAGTCAAAGGAAAGATCCTCACTCCGGCTGTGGGCTTACCGACAATGGACCAGTACAGTTATGATGCAACTTCGGGAAGGTTTGATTTTGGAAATGATTTTGAAACCGGGCAATGCCTACAATTAATTTATAGATGAGATTATTAATTACTTTTTTATTAGTATGCGCTTTTTTTGGTGCTGGTGCGCAGAGTTTTGACTCTACTAAACTGTATAGAAGTTTGGATTACGGCTGGCAATATAAGCGCGTGAAAATAGATAGCATCTTGAAGCTCCCCAATGGAGTAATCATCAACCGGTCCTGGGAGTTCCCTGTTACCGATACCAGTTCAATTAGTAGCCGCATCAATTACCGGGTGAGGTACTCCGATACCGCTGCGATGCTATTGCCTTATTATTGGGCATCTAACCCAGCTAGTTACATCACTGCCGCAGCCATCACAGGCAAGGTGAATGTAAGCGATACCGCAACTATGTTGAGCGGCTATCAATCAGCAATCGGATTAAAGGCAGCCAAAGCCACCACCTTAACCATCAATGGAACAGGGTTCGACCTTTCAGCAAATAGATCCTGGACTATACCTACTACTGATACAACAAGTCTTTCAAATAGAATAAACACAAAACAAAATATAATTACCAATCCAATTTCAGGAACAGGCACAAGCGGACAAGTAGCATATTGGAATGGTACAAGTACACAAACAGGAAGTGCAACATTAACCTATACTCCTACTTCTACTTTTTTAATTAATAATAGTGTTACTGCTGCATCAGGAATAGCAAGAGGAAAATATCAAACATCAACTTTAATTGCTGCTGCAAATAGTGATACTTTAGTTAGTACAGATTTGAAAGGAACATTTACAAACGGTGCTTTTACTGGGGTGCAAAATTATGGATTAAGGACACAAGTTTCAAGTGCAACAGGAAGTTATAATATTTATTCGAGTGGAACTGCTGCTAATTATTTTAATGGTAGAATTCTTTTAGGTTCAAATGTTGACGATGGAGTAAATAAATTGCAAGTTAATGGAAGTGCAAAAATTAGTTTAGACGCTAATATAAATACTATTACAGTAGGATTAGGTTTTTCAAGTATTTCTACTAATACGGCTATTGGAAAATCTGCTTTAGCTGCTAATACAACAGGTAATACTAATACGGCTATGTCTTATGAAAGTTTAAAAGCAAATACGGTTGGTGGTGCGAATACTGCTGTGGGTTATAGTTCTCTTATATCAAATGTAGATGGTACAAATAATACGGCTTACGGTCAACAAAGTTTAAGATCTAACATTTCCGGAAATCAAAACGTTGCAATAGGTAGTGAAAGTCTTAAAGCTAACACTAATAGTAATAATACTGCCGTTGGTTATAATTCTCTTTATTATAATGTTGGAGCTTCTAATAATTCAGCGCTGGGACATCAAAGTTTATATAATACAACATCAGGAGGTAATAACGTTGGTATTGGAGTAAGAAGTTTGTTCGGAAATACGGTTGGTGCAAATAATACCGCCATTGGTTATTTTTCAGGTAATCAAATTGCAGATGGTTTTACCTTTGCCACAAATTCAAGTTATTCAACTTTTATTGGTTATGGCACAAAACCTTTGGCTGATAATCAAAATAATCAAACTATTTTAGGTTACAATCAAACAGGCTTAGGAAGTAATACTACAATAATAGGAGGTGTTGGTAATGTTTTAACGGCTCTAGTTGGTAGTGTATTAATTGGTACAACTACGGCGGTAACTTCAACAATATTAGCTTTAAATTCAACAACAACAGGTTTTCTTCCACCCAAAATGACAACCACCCAAAAATTAGCAATAGCAACTCCAGCCGAAGGATTAATGGTTTATGATTTAACCCTTCATAAATTATGCGTTTACACAGGTTCAGCTTGGGAAACAATTACATCGTTATAAATTAAATAAATAAAAATGAAAAAAGTAATATTATCAATTTTAGTTTTTGCAAGTTTAACAACTAAAGCACAAGATACAACTGTTTACACCAAAGGTGCAATCCTTATCCAGCCTATCATTGTAAATGCACAAGGTGATTCAGCATATTCAATATTATGGTCTGCATTTGGTCTTAGTAATAATGGTGAAGGATGCAGTACCTATGTTATTTTAAACGGAAAACAAAATCAAAAGTTATCAGATTTTAATTGTGGGATTCCTTCGTACATAGTTAACCAATGGGGAACGGATAACACAATTATAGATGATTATATTCTTTCACAATATCCGAGATTTAAAAAGCTATGAATTTCCAAGATTACAAAATCTATATTCTGAATGCAGTAGCACTATCGGTATCGCTTTCTAATGTAGAAACTTATTTACGAATTACGTTATTAGCAGTATCTATATTTTACACAATTTTTAAACTTTTAAAAAATAATAAAAATGAAAAACTTTAAAACGAGTTTGGCTGGATTAGTAGCTGGTATTCCTTTTATCATTGATGCGCTTATACAAGCTTATTCCGCAGGAACTTTCACAGGAAAAACAGGATTGCAATTAGTTGCAGCGATTGGTGTAGTATTATTAGGATTGTA